GGCAGCCAGGCTGCTAGCTACCTCATCAAACGTGGCGCCGCTCTCAATGGCCGCGACTAGCCCGTAATCTAATTCTTCTAACGGTGTCAGTACACCGGTGTAGCCCTCCGCTAATCGTTCGGCTACGTCGAATACGTCACGGCCGGTGCCGGCGCTGATGTCTAGTGCCAGCGTTAAGAGCTCTTGCGCTTTTGATAGGTCGCCGGTGTGGCGTGCGAGAATTTGCAGGGCGGGCCGTAGCTCATTGTCTGACACAGCGCTGGCTAGCTCTTGCGCTGTGATGAATTCATGCAGGGCGTCTACTTGCGCCTGGGTGGCATCTGTAGAAACACGTATCTGGCGTTCTAGTTCTGCCTGCTGTGCTGCGTCTTCCGCGGCTGCTTTCATTGACAGACCAGCTGCAGCGGTTAGGCCAGCTACGGCAGCTGTCGCGGGTATGAAAGCTTTTTCTAAACCAAAGCTAATTTTTTCGGCGGTGGTTTCTAGCTTTTGGAAATCCTTAACGGCTTTTTTTAGGCCGGTAGGTTCCCACTCAGAAACGATAGGGACGTTAATTGCCATTAGCGCAGCTCCGTGTTAATAACGTCCATCATGTCATTAATGGCTACTTCTACCTGACCTACCACTACCGGCATGGCTTTCTCTGCGCCTGGCCACATGTAACGGGACGCGGGGCCGCCGCGGGCGTTCAGCATTTTAATAAATTGCTGCCCCTGTTCTGTTTCGCCAGAGCTGCGCCGGCCGGCCATGTCGTAGATAGCGCCGCCAGCGTTTTTCTGCCGCAAGGTCAATAGCGGGATTTTGTCGGGGTCGTGTGCGCCGCGTACTTTGCTGCCGCGGAACGCGACACGAATACCCTTACGGACGGCTGCGACGTCGTACCCGCCTTTCCAGCCCTGCCAACCTGATAACGGGCGGGCGTTCGGCACTAGGCTGCGGGCCGACTCTTCCGTAGGTGTGGCGGCAGCTTTCAGATTTTTAACTATCTGCTTTTTTAGCTCAGGGTCAACACGGCCCAACGCTTTAATGGTTTCGGCTACGCCGTCCACTTCTATGGCGGTGCTAATGCCGTCCACGCTGCCGTGCCTTTCTGTTCCGGTCGTTTATGACATCTATTACCGTTATCAGGTCTAAGCTGTCAAATTCGATGTGTGGGGGCCACCAGTGCAGTTCTACTAGTAGTTCTGCTAGCTGTCTGCGTCTGGTTCCCCGTGGGTAGGGCGCTCGTCACTGCTCACGATGTCTAGCGAAACGATGCGTTTTAGGTAGTCGTCGAACACGGCGGGTACGGTCATTTTTGCGGCGCGGGCCGATTCGTAAGCCAGGTAGGCCAGGTCTTCCATGCCCATGCCCTCTGACATTTTGCTGGCCTTAGTCTTGAATTTCCGTTCCCAGGCGACGACGGCCCACAGCGTCGTGGTGACTTCTTGCGGGCCGTCGCCGGTGTCTACTCTGATGGTTAGCTGCATTGTGTGTGCCTCCTATGTGTGCAGCGGGTTAGGTCAGGACGTAGCGCGGGCGTAGCTGCCGCCGGTCAGCGTAATGTCAACGCTGGACAGTTCGCCCACACCGCCGTTAAACGGGGTGAATTCCGCAAAGTACATACCGGTGATGGTGTACACGGGGTTATCCGCGGCAGGGGTTGCGCTGTTTTTGCCCACGATGACATCCACGCTGGTGCCCAGGATGCCCTCTAAAATTTCTTCGACTTCGCTGGCCCCATACGAAAGGAAGAGCGTGGCGGTCACGGTGCAGACTTCCAGGCCGGCGGTGTAGGTGCGGGCGGTGTCGTCCAGCGCGGTGTTTTCTAGCTGCTCTTTGGTGATGGTGAGCGTGCAGTCCTGGAGCTGGTCGCTCAGGTCGTTAGCGTCCACTGACAGATAGGTAGCGGTCAGGTTGGTGGTGGTCATGGTTATGTTCTCCTAGTAGAGAGTCTTACGGTTAGGTCATAGGCGGGTAGCTGTTGCTCCCCGATGAGCGCAACGGACGGGCGGCCGTCGATTACTGCCCCGCCGAAAGCGTCATGTATGGCGTCGGCAATAGTAATCACGTAATCCGTGGCGTCCTGGTTACCTGGCGGCGCTGCCAGAACCCTGACGGTACACGTTACGTCTACTACGTCGTGTGCGAACGTGGTAAACGTCGGCATTTCCACGAACACGGACATGGGGCGGGCGTTCCGCGGGTCCGTCACCACCTGGTAGCCCAGGCCGCTGATAGTGGTGGCTACGTGCTGAATGCTGTCGTAGATAACACCGGACGGCATTAGGCCACCTGCGGACGGCCGCACCCTAAGAGTTGGAGCACCTGACCCATTGACCCGATGGGTGTAACGGTGCCCATAGTGTCGAAACTGGCGTAGCCATCTACGCTGCCGCGGGTCCGGTACTGGATGGCCGCATACATAATGGTCCCTAGCTTTACGTCACCATGCGGGGCCACTGTCGGGTTATCGTTGTAGCCGGCGTTATGACGGCGCCGATAACAGAAATCGTTAGCGGCAGCTACACAGAATTCCAGAAATGCTGTGTCATTGGCGGTAGCCAGGTCAATACCTAGCCACACCTGTACGTCGTCTTCGTCTATCCACGTGATTTCTTCGATCAGCAACCCGTTAGCCGGTGTGAACGCGGCCACATCGTCGCCCTTGTCATCGTAGGTAACGGTGTTGGTGCCCAGGTCTACGGTCAGTAATACGTGGTGGCCGTCCAGTTTGTGGTTTAGGCCGTACACCCATACGTGTTCGCCGGCTACCAGCCCCGTGGCGTCGTCCAACACAAGAGTAGCCACGTCGTCTGTGCGGCTTGCTGTTGTGATGGTTGCCACGGGGCCGGTCTCCTAGCGTGTCGGGTAATCGTCAGACGAAATTGGCTTTAACGTACCGGTCAACGTCCAGCATGAGCGTAGCGAAATAGCCCAGCCACGAAATGTCACGGCTGCGCGTGGTCGCGTTGTCCACACTCAAAAATCCGCGGGTGTCTTCGTAGCACTCAAACCCGATGGTGTCGCCCAGAATCATGGTGCCGTCACCGGCGTTGTCAAAATTAGTATCCACGACAACCTGGAGGCCGAACGCCACGAAATTGGCGGTACCAGGTGACACGGTGCCAAAAGCGTTCATAGGTCCGACCTGCGGGAACAGTGGGCGGCCCTGGCTATCTTCCAGCTTGCCCAACGCTTCCCAGTTGCCGGCCGACACAAAAAGGTGGGTGGGCAGGTGGCCGCCGTTGCCGGCGTTCTCCAGGATGTACGCGGCGTTACTGTACAACCAGGCGAGCCACGCGGTGGGGTCGCCCTTGTCGGCTGCCGTGAAATTGCCGGTGGTGGTGGCGGCAGCTGCGAAAGCGTCGGCGGCCACGTTGTCCGTGGTCTGGCTGTAGACGCGGCCCATGTCCTGCAGAACCAGGTTAATGACGTTCGGGTCAGACCATGAAATAAGCTGCTCCGACACGCGGACGTACCCGCCGTAGCTGGCCTTAGTTACCTGGTTTTCTTGTACCTGGAATTCTCCGGCCTGGAGGGTGTCCAGCTCTGCGGACTGCACAGCCATGCTGGTGTGCGTCGAAACTGATGGGCGAATAAACACCTTGCCCCCTGCGGGCATTGCGCGTACCCCAAAGGCATCGACGCAAGGGCGCTGGGCCATGTAGTTGTTGTACACCTCTCCCACGATGGGCTCCGGCAGAATGCCGTCGTTGTTGGTGGTGACCACATCAGGCGCGGCGGCCTTAATGTTCTCGTTCATCTGATGCCAGCGGTGGCCGCCCTCCAGGGCTGCCGAAATCCATTCACCGGCGCTGGGAAGCTTAAACGGCTTCGCGGCAGCGGCGTAGAGTGGCTGGGTTGGGATTACTTCGGGTGCGGCCGCTTCCACGGCAGCTGGGGTGTGCTCTTCAGTCACGGGGTTAATCTCCTCTTCAGGGGTTGGGGTTTCTGTCGCAACCTGAGCGGCTGCGGCGATGTCTGTAATCTGGGCGCCAGCGAAAGCCGGCCGGTACACCACTGACAGCTCTTGCCAGTCAGCGGCGTTAACGACCATCACGGGCCCATCCATTTCATAGGCGGTGGCTTCGATACCAACGCTAACACTGTCCAGGGCACCCATTTTCAGTAGTTCTACCAGGTCGTCACCGGCGCGGGTCCGTGCAATTTCGGCGGTAAACAACATGCCGGCGTCGGTGTCTTCTCTGGCGCGGACCACGCCAACTACGCGGCTGGGGTCGTGGTCTTCTAAAAGTCGTGGGGCTGCGCCGTCTACGGGCAGGGCACCTGGGTTAATGCGGACCTGTTGCCCGCCCAGAACGGTGGCGGTTTCGCCGTAGGGCACTGCGATGCCG